ATAAAAATTGGCGTGTACACAACATTGCAAGAAGCAGTTGATGCAGTAACAGCAAAAAGAAAGGAGATATTTTCCCATGCCGAAAACTTTTAATGACCCTTATTGGCCTTGGCCACCACCATCAGGTCCAACGCCTTGGACACGCAAGCAAATTAAACAGTACGCCAAACAACAACGTGAACAAGCTGGTGAGGCTCCGCTATGACTCCTGTTGTTAAGCAAATGGTCAAAATGGTATCAATTGCAAATCTTGACCCAACTCAAATGCAATGGTTTGATGTGACAGGTGCAATTAAAGAATACATTGGTTACGACCAACGTAAATATTTATTGCATCCAGCACCATATAAAAACATGATGCTTTGCGGCTCTACAGAACAAGGCGATTTTATGCTGTCAGTATTGGCAGATAAAGTTGCTACGGTTGTTACAGGTTGGATTATTAAACCAACAGGTTATAAATCACTTGGTTCTTTTTTATTTGCTGAACATGAAGGAGAACCCAAAGTTGGCGAAGTTAATGGTCCAATTGACCGTGACGATCAATCAATGATGTGTGCCATTGTGACAATGTTTTATGCGTCATTGGACATGAAAGTGCAAGCGTATGTACCAACACCACACAAAGCCAATGCAAGTAGGCTTAAACGTGGTTTAAAGCCACTATACGATTGGCATACTATTGTCATTGAACCACCAAAGCAAAAAAATGAGTCTCAAGGTGGAACACATGCAAGTCCAAGACTTCATCAAGTTAGAGGATATTGGCGCACCTATAAATCAGGTAAACGTGGATGGGTTAAAGATTGTTGGAAAGGCGATGCAAGCAAGGGTTCTGTGTTTAAAGATTACAAACTGAAAGAGCAAAATGCGTAAAGCTGCTCGCGTAGATGCCAATCAATCTGAAATCGTGTCAACACTCAGAGCTGCTGGCGCTTATGTATGGATCATTGGCCTTCCTGTTGACCTTCTTGTTGGCTACAACAATCACACATACTTGGTTGAAATTAAAGATGGCCCTAAAAAGCGTTTAACGAAGCTACAACAGGACTTTTTTGATAATTGGACTGGTGGTACGTTGTGCCGCATTGATGGCCCTGAAGCGGCTTTACGCATGATTGGGGTTGGTAAATGATTCATTATCATGGAATGCCTATTACGCCAGCAACGGCTGCGGTGGCGGCTGTACAAGCTGGACATGGCTTTGTTTCTTTTCAGCATCCAGATCAATTGGGTGTTGCCGCTGAAGTCTGTCAATCGTTTGCTGTTGACAATGGGGCTTTTAGTGCTTGGAAAAGCGGCAACCCAAGGATTGATTGGTCAGACTTTTATGAGTGGGCATTGATGTGCAAAAAAATGCCCAACTGCGACTTTGCCGTTATTCCTGATGTCATTGATGGCACTGAAGACGATAACAATGCGCTTGTTCGTGCTTGGCCTTTGGGTAACTTCTTTGGCGCTCCTGTTTGGCATATGCACGAATCTATTAGCCGACTTTCTTGGTTGGCCCGTACATTTCACAGGGTTTGTATTGGCTCATCTGGTCAGTTTGCTGAAATTGGTAATTCTTTGTGGTGGGGGCGCATGGCAGAAGCAATGAACGCTGTCTGCCCTGATGGTTATCCAGTTTGTAAGTTGCATGGCTTGCGGATGCTTGACCCTGAAGTTTTTACAAAGTTGCCTTTTGCGTCTGCTGACAGCACTAACATTGGTCGCAACATAGGAATTGACAACAACTGGAAAAACGGCAACTATCCTCCACCAACAAAAGAAGCAAGAGCAATGGTCATGAGACAAAGAATTGAATCTCATAACGCTGCTCAAAAATGGATCAAACAACCAATTCAGGAAACACTTATATGAAAATCGCAATCGCAATTTACGCCTTGGCAATGACTGCCGCCAATTTGTCTATCTCACATTTTGGACCGTGGGTATCGCCAATTAATTCTTTTTTGTTTATCGGGCTTGATTTAGCCTTGCGTGATCTGTTGCATCAAAAACTAAAGGCATGGCAAATGGGCGGCTTGATTGTTAGCACTGGATTGCTAACATATGTGCTTAACCCTGCTGCTGGAATGATTGCAATTGCATCTGCCGTGTCATTTACTGCCGCATCTGTTATTGATTGGGCTGTATTTGCAAAACTTACTGGAACATGGATTAAACGAGCCAATGGAAGCAATATTGCTGGTGCTGCTGTAGACAGTGTTGTGTTCCCAACAATAGCTTTTGGTGTTTTGATGCCACAAATTGTTGCAATGCAATTCGCCGCAAAAGTTGCTGGAGGTGCTTTTTGGGCTTATGTGATTTCAAAGGTTCAACGTGACGCCTGACATGAAAAGCCGTGAGCAAGAAAAGCTGTATCACGCCATCATCAATCAGATTGCAAAGCAGTCAAAACTTCACGGTAGTCGTTGGTCAACTGAATCTTGGAAACGATACCTGATAGACCAATGGGCGCATGAGAACGGTGAGTCATCATCTGTCAGCAAGGTGATGCCAAGCATTGATGGTCTAAGGGTTGTTCAGCTAGGGTTGCAAAGCAGACGGTTTACCAAAGAACAAGCCATTAGCTTTACTGAGTGGCTGCTGTATTGGGCAAGCACAAATGGAGTGACGATTGAAGACCGCTGAACTCATTCACAAAGGCAAAGTCGCTGCCCTTGGTTGTGCGTTATGCCACCACCTTTATGGCGACCATGAACCGGGTCCAGTGGAACTGCATCACCTAAGAGCAGGGGGATGGGGTAAAGGCGACTACAAAACGCTGATACCGCTATGTGTTGAGCATCACCGTGGCAATAAGGGTTTTCACGGATTGGGGACAAAAGGCTTTGTGGAATATTATGGAGTCACTCAGCAAGAACTGCTTGAGTGGACACTTAACAAGATAGGACAAGCATGACAAACACATTAAGCAACATTTTTGATGAGGTAGAAGCCGAGTTGATTGCTAAACACAAAGCAATTACACCCGAGCAATTTGCAGCAGAAGAACAGCGCCGCCAAATTCATCGTGAATACGAAGCAACACGCACCGCCATCGAAACAGATGAAGACCGAGCCAACGCTGAAGAATATCCAGATGATGAGGAGCAAGAATGAACTACACAGCAATTGCCTCGGCTATGAGGGCCGAGATCGAAAGCCCTCAACGGCTTTACATGCCCAACAGTCCCGGCGCATACGTTCGGGATAGGCTGTTCAAAGAATGCTTGTGGGAAGAAGCAGCTTACTTTTGGGGTTGCTATTGCTCACGTACTTTTAACAGCCATGAGTTAAACAGTCTTTACCTTGAACTTGAGGCGCTTGCGGCGCACGAAACAATGCCCGATTGGGGTACAAGGGGTACATGATGAGCCAAGCACAAAAAGTTTTTGAGGCCATCATGAGGACGAAGGGCCATACTGACTTCAAGACAACCAAAGGGCGATATACAAACACTAATTTACATGTCAGGTGGAGTTATTTTCAACTCGGTTGGGAGATGCGCGAGGTGACAAAATGAGCAAAGAAGAACTTAACACACCAGCACAGCAGGAGCCTGTAACAAAGCACTACGCAAACGGCGGCCATCTTGTTTATCCCACGGCACAGCGCCCTTGGGTTGGGCTGACGGATGAGGAGATTCAAGAATGTTGGTACAAAACCCAAGGTGATGCAGAGTTATTTGCCCGAGCCATTGATGCCGCATTGAGGAGCAAAAATGAACCGAGATGACAATCACTTGCAACTTCAATTGGCTTTAAATGAAGACTTCCTTGCAAGAAAGCAAGAATGGTTGGATTGGCACACAGCCAACCCAATGGTCTGGAAAATGTTTGAGCAGTTTGCGTTTCAAGCCGTAAAAATGAATCGAAAGAAAATAAGTCACTGGCTTATTATCAATCGCATACGTTGGGAAACGTCCATTATGACCACAGGCAGTGAGTTCAAGATTAGCAACGACTACATTGCTTTTTATGCGCGGCACTGGCGAGAGACATATCCAATGCACAAAAACTTGTTCAACATCAAGCGCATGGTTGGGGAGCCTTTGTGATTGTCTTGAAAGACCAAAAAATCGCAAGGAACCCTATTGCAAGGGCTGTGGCGGCGCAGCAATTGAAAAAGCGCATGGTTGACCACAGAATCCAACTTTTCATGCTGGATGAAGGTGTTGACGCAAAAGAACACATCATGCCAATATCCGACTCAATTTTTATCATGGCGTATGCCTTGCAGTTGGATGGCAAAGAAGACTCAACCGAACACAGAAAGCTACGGTCTGCCATGCTGGTGCTGGTCGATTGTTCTGAGCGCAGATTTATCTGGCACAAAGCAGACGCAATCACCATTGACAACGCCATTGACATTTGCGTCAGCAACTGGACTAAAGTTCCGTCCGACACGCTGCAAGAAGCAATGAACCACATTTTGGGTACAATTCGATAAAGGAAAGCCGCCATGAAATTCACC